CTATTAAACTTGATATAGAGGTTAACGAGGATAACACTTCGTCAAAAGAAATAGAATATAAAAATTATTCAAAAAATATAGAAAACGAAGAAGACCTATTGACATATAAAAATGTTATTAAATATGACACCTGTGGAAAAAAAGTTTATAATACCGAAACATTTAATAAAATTAAAAAAACGGAGGATATAGTTGATGAAATTATAGGTAATAGTGAAAACAATAATGACTGGAAAATATTAGAATATAAAAATCATGTTTTTGAAAAAGATTATACGCAAATATATGAAAATATTAAATTAGACGTAAAATATGATATTATTGAAAAAATAGAAGATAAAAAATATTTAGTAGATAAAGTAGATAAATAAATTATATTTATATTATTAAAATATAGATAATGGAAAATAATATTTTTGATACTAATACTAATATATGCTCTGATGATTGTTGGAAAAGTGCTAAAGATTTAAATAATAATAAAATAGAAGGCTATAATTTATATCAAAATAATTTAGTAGACTGTGTTAGTCCATTTGTAAGAATGCCCGAAATGTATCTGAATCATCCAAATCTTAGAGGGCGTCCTGGTTATGGTTTATCGGATGATTGTCTTATAGATAAATATTCTATGTTAAGAAATAATCCTTCTTCTATGACTCAAGATAGATGCAAAATACAATTAAATAATAGAATTTTTACTTCAGGACCAAATTTAAGATGTGGTAAAACCGATATTGACAAAGAACTCGAACTAATTGAAGGAAGTGATACCAATAATGTAAGATGTAAAAAACAAATTATGGAAGAAGAAATGAATAATTTTATGCCCTTATTAGATTGTGTAAAAGATATTCAAAATCCTGAAAATATTGTTCCTAAATGGACTAATGGGGGTGAAGATACACGCTCATATATTCATAGAACAGAATTTAATAAAAAATGTAACTGGATTGAAAGAAATAAAAACTTTTCTCTATAATATAGAAGAGAGTAGATGAGTTTTAATAGAACCACGTATGATAATTGTTCTTACAAACAAGAATTACAAGATAATGTAAGTACGCTTAGTTATTTATTATCGCCTTACAGATATGAACACGAAAACAAATGTAGACATCAATTAGGATTTGTTGGTGGAACTGTTGTATCGCACATACAAGGAAATCTTGTTGATTTAGATAGTGAATTAAGAGGTCAAACAAGAATTATATCTAAGTGCGGTACTAATCAATATGTTCCAACCAACGATGGTATAATTAAGAATGATAAAACACAACCTATAGATACAACTATGTTACATTTACCTGCGTGTCAGTCTATTATGTACAGAGAAGTACCTATGCCGCCAAAAATAAATTATAATAAATGTCAATAATTTATAAATAATATTAATTTTTTTTAACATAAATTACCTATATAGTTTATAAAAAAATACCAAATTAGATATAGTGGTCCTAATAAAAACGCGAATACAGCAAATATAAATCTATAAAAAAAGTTTCGTATAGCACCTTTCCACGTACATTTAAATGATAAATATGCCGCTGATATAGATATAAAAAATGAAATTAAATACAGAATTGCTACAAAAATTTTATCAACAAGATCCCATTTATAATAAAAATCTGGATTATATCCCATTATATATAAATATACTCTTTCCATTGAAGTATATGTATGTGTTATTTCGTTTTCGTTATCAACAAACTTTTCATTTTTCAATAAAATTTTAGGAATTAATAAACTAATTAACATATCTATTTATTTACGTATAAAATAATATATTATTTTATTAGATATGAATCAATATATAGATACAAGATTAAACTATGATAGTTGTAGTTATAAAGAAAAATTAAGAAGAACTGTTGGACCTGGGTTATACCAATTAGATGTTCCATCAAATGATTGTAAAGATTGTCACAGAGACATACCTGCGGATCCTTCTTTAAGATACCAAAATTATGGACATAATACTTGCAGTATGAAAAATGCTATAGACGATTCGAATGAATTACTTAGATTAAATTATAAAAATACAAAATGTAATGATGAAGAATATATGCCTGGTAAATATAATAAAACCGGGTGTGATATAAAAGGAGAAGTTGAAGCAAGACAATGTATGATACCTCGCGAAGATACGCGTTTATCTAATCCGCCCTGTACTTTAAAAGAAACAGGTATAAATAGATGGGAATGGATATGTTATGATCCTCAAGAAAGAGCTTTAGAAGAGTTTGATAGAATTCCCGTTAATTATAGAATGGTAGCTAAGGATAATCATATTCCTTGCATAGAAAAACCACAAGATCAATCGATATTTTTTCCAAATAGTAAAATTAATAATAATAATTTAGAAACATGGAAAAAATGTAATAATAATAAATTATATACTCCCGGTTATCCCGAAGGTTCAATATATCCTGGGGTATCTTGTAAAAACTAATAAATAATGTATATATTTAATTGTATTTTTTATCCTTTATTCATTAGAGATAATATAAAATGAATATATCAAATAACAAAGTACCTTCTATGAAAAATATTTATGAATCTACATATTGGAATAATGTAAAACAAGATGAACAAAATAGAGGTAATGAATTATATAAAAAGGCAAAAACACCTTATGAAACAAGAGTAGTATCTAAAAATGCAACATCAGATACATTTAAAAGAAATTTTTATTCAGAAATGAATGAAGAAGAAGATTTAATTGGAGATTATACATATTCATTAACAGGAGAAAAAGTTAGCACATCATCTCTTGCACATAATAATATGACACCTTTTCTTAAAAAAAATGTAACACAAAATACAAACATTGAAAATATGTATCCTCTGCTCGATAATTTATCTGGTAATAATTCTTTAAAACAACAAAAGAAAGAAATTCAGTGTATGTTTAAACCGCAAATTAATGCTGGTGGTAATATATGCGGTATGAAAAATAATGATGATTTTTATAAATCAAGAATAGAAGTTTCTGAAGTTGCTAATAATTTTTTTCCCATCGAAAAGATACGTGTTGGTCCAGGATTAAATCAAGGATATACCGGAGAAAGTACTGGTGGTTTTCATCAAGGTGAAACATTAGAATATGCTAAACCTCGTTCATTAGACGAATTAAGATCCCGAATAAATCAGAAACAAACATATTTTGAAATACCTGTCAAGGGACATGCTAAAGGGCCTGATAGAAGAGCTGAACTCGCACCTATGACTAAACAACGTCCTGATACAGTATATGAAAATACGCAAGATAGGTGGTTAAAAACAACAGGTGCTAATTCTAAAAATACTTTAAGACCTTCTCAAAATATTCGCCCTACTACAAGACAAGAATCGCATATAGAATATCGAGGTAATGTAGCACGTTCAGAATTAAATCAAGGAATAAAAGATGATTATGGTAAAAGCAAAATAATATTATATGGTAATGAAAGAGAAACAACTGAACAACGCACTGTTGTAACAAATGCTACAAGTATAATAAAAGCTTTAGTAGCACCTATAATGGATGTATTAAAATATACAAATAAGGAATATACCGTAGAAGCGGCAAGAGGGGTTGGAAATCCAAGTATTCAAATCCCTTCAAAAGCTACATTATATGATCCTGTTAATCATATTATGAAGACAACGGTAAAAGAAACGACATTACACGATAACGAAAATGGTAATTTAACTGGTAACAAGGAAACTTACTCGGCTTTAAATGATACTGCTAAAACAACTGTAAAAGAAACAACATTACACGATAGTGAAAATGGTAATTTAACAGGCAACAAAGAAACTTATTCTGCTTTAAATGATACTGCTAAAACTACAACTAAAGAAACTACATTACACGATAATGAGAATGGTAATTTAACAGGAAATAAAGAGACTTATTCAGCTTTAAATGATACTGCTAAAACTACTATTAAAGAAACAACATTACATGATAATGAGAATGGTAATTTATCAGGAAATAAAGAGACGTATTCAGCATTAACAGATTTAGCTAAAACAACTATTAAAGAAACATTAATACATGATACAGCATTAACAAATATTAAAGGAATTGATGGTAACTATGTAAAAAATAGCGATGCTGCTAAGAAAACATTAAGACAAACATTACCAACTGAAGATACAACAAGAAATATTGGCGGTGTAGTATATAAAGTAACTTTATATGATCCTGATATAGTTGCTAAAACAACTACGAAAGAAACTACAATAATTGGTAAATCCGAATATGGATTTATCGGAGGGGTATTAGAAGGGCTATTTGGTGGTTATTTAAATAAAAATGTTGAAATGAAAAATACTAATAAACAATTTACTTCTGATGTTAACGAATATGGTATAGCAAGTTCAATATATGAATATAGACAACCTGATAGAACAGCTGATGAAAATGCGGAAATAGACGGAACACGCGAAGAAATGTTAATTGCTGCTGGTCATACACCTAACCCTGGAAATATGAATGTTGGATTAGATTCAGAAGATATTGAAATGTATAGTAAAAAACCTGTTGCTAATATTTTCCCTGCAAGGGAAATGGGTAATGTTGGTGTAGTATATCAAACATCTCCCGAATTAGACAATTGTGGAATAACAAAAATGCCTAATAAAACAAATGCTTTCTCAAATCGCCTCGATAGTGATTTATTGGAAGCAATAAATAAAAATGATTTAATGAGAACTCAAAAAATAAATCCTATAATGGCTGGATGCAAAATATAATAAATTGATATAAGAAATAAGTATATTATATATAATATGGGAGCAACTCCTCTCATATACATACATTTGCTCTCGTAGCTTAATCGGTTAAAGCGTTGGTCTTATGAGCCAAAGATTGGGAGTTCGAGTCTCCCCGAGAGCATTTTCATTTTTATCATTTATTATAGTCACTATAATACTTAAATCATATAATACTAATAATTACTTATTTTTGCAAAATAAAAAATGAGTACATAATTAAATTTTTTCTGAAGTTTTAAAAGTTTTTATATTTTTCTAAATATTTTTTAATTATGTACTCATTTTTAATTTTAAAATATAAAATAGATAATAATTATAATATTATACCTATTATAAACAGCAAAGAACTCTCCTATGAATTTAAATAAATAATAGTATCTAATTTTTGTTCTATAGAAAGCATCTTATTTTCTAATGATACAATCTTATCATATAAGATTTCGATATTAACCTTTGTTTTTATTTCAGAATCTTTAATTTCTTTTTTATCGATATATTTTACTATAGTACTTTCATTAGAATCTTTAATTTTCATTTTATTAATATATTTTAGTACTAAATCATTTTCAATATTATATTCTAATGATAATTCTTCTATAGTTTTAGATTTATCTTTGTATTGTAAATATAAGATTAGACATATTACACGAGACTTTATACCGCCAATAGTTCTTTTATGATTTAATGCTATTTCTTCATATGACTTTTTATCAATAAGTTCTTTCATTAATTCTTCAACTTCTTCATTAGACCATTTTGCTCCAATTCTTGATGTTTCTTCATTTTTTTTCAAATTAGCAATTTCTGTAAACATTTATTTGCTTTATAAAATAGATATAATCAATTTTTAATTAAGAAAAAAGATATAAGAATTAAATGTATTATATATAATATGAGAGCATCTCCTCTCATACACATACATCTGCTCTCGTAGCTTAATCGGTTAAAGCGTTGGTCTTATGAGCCAAAGATTGGGAGTTCGAGTCTCCCCGAGAGCATTTTCATTTTTATAGCTTTTTATAAGAATATTACTTATAATAAGTTTCATATAAATATATTTTAAGATATAAATATAAATGAACAAGATAGCATTTATATTTTTGATATACAATGTCATAAATCATGAAGAATTATGGCATATGTTCTTTAGCAATATAGATAAGAATAAATATACTATTTATATACATTATAAATATAATGAGCGTCTTGATTTTTTTGAAGAATATAAAATAGAAAAGAATATCCCAACTAAGTATGCTGATATTTCTATTGTTAAAGCACAAAACTTAATGTTATCAGAAGCATTGAAGGATAAAAATAATACACATTTTATATTTCTTTCTGGTTCTTGTATACCTCTAAAGCCTTTTGAATATATTTATGGCAATTTAGAAGAAAAGGTTTCATATTTTCATATAGCAAATCCTGAAGAATGTTTACCTGATTGTATAGATGCCTTAAACTATATTGATATTAAATACTTAAATAAAGCATCTCAATGGTGTATATTAAATAGAAAACATAGCGAAATATTGGTAAATAATACTGAGTATTTTCAGTGGTTTAAAAAAGCTTATGCTGCCGATGAATTATGTTACATAACATATTTGGCTTATACATTTAAAGAAAATTTTTATAAAGAAATTAAGGCTACATCGTATAATTCTCCTCCTGAATTAGCGACTACATTTGCTAATTGGGAAGGTATGGATTATAAATATGTTACTGATAGAGAATTAAAAAATTATATACATATTACACAAGCAGAACTCTTACATTTATTAAAAAGTCCTGCTTTTTTTGGACGTAAATTTAAGCCTATTTCAGCACATTCAATAAATAAGGATTTTTATTTAGACTATATAATAAATAATGTTAAAGATAAAACATTTTATAGCTAATATAAAAATAAAATATTATAAATAATAAAATGGACGATAGTGATGGAATAATATATATTAAAAAAAAATATTGTTGCCGACCGTCTGAATATTTTAAAATAGATAGTGAAAATTGTGAATTAAACGAAAAATTCAAAGAATTATTTAATAATAATGAAATTATTGTTTTAAATCAAGGAAGAATATATTTTGAAAAAAATAATTTTTACCAATTTTTTAATAGTTCAATGAAATTAATAAGAATTTATAAAAATGAATATAAATATGGAAAATGCAAGGTTGTTAAT